AGGCGCAGCGTCTTGGGCTCACCGCCGGGCAGTTCAACGTCGAGCAGCAGATGCGCGCCGGGCTCGCCAACCAGCAGGCCGTGCAGGACTATATGCGGATGGGGCTCTCGGCAGAGCAGGCCAACCAACAGGCCGCACTCGACGCCGCCGGGCGCAACCAGCAGGCCGCGCTCGAGGCGCAGCGCCTAGGCTCAACCGCGCAGCAGTTCAATGTTGAGCAGCAGATGCGTGCGGGCCTCTCCAACCAGCAGGCGGTGCAGCAGTACATGCAGATGGGGCTGTCCGCCGAGGAGGCAAACCAGCGGGCCATGCTCGACGCGCAGCGGATGGGGTCGACGGCGCAGCAGTTCAATGTGCAGACTGGCATGGACGCCGCTCGCGCGAACCAGGCCGCCGGGATGCAGGGCGCAGAGTTCCGGCTCGGCGCCGGGCGCGACCTGGCGGGCTACGGCCAGACGGCGCTCGAGAACCGCTACGGGGCGGGGCGGGCGATGATGGGCCTCGGAACGCAGCAGCAGAACCTCTACCAGCAGTTCCTTAACGCGCAGCGCGAAGAGGACCTCCGCCGGCAGGAGTTCCCGCTGCGGCAGCTTGCGATCCGGCAGGGCGCGGTGTCGGCGTCTCCGATGAACACCACCCAGACCGGGACGGTGACGAGCACCCCGTCCTACTGGAACATGGCCCAGCAGGTCTTCGGCTCCGACGAAGACATGAAGCGCGACGTGCGCGGCATCAAGAACCCGCTCGACAAGGTGCGCCGGCTAAAGGGCATCGAGTTCGAGTGGGAGAACGGATACGGCGAGAACGAGGGCGAGGACAGGGGCGGCGAGGAGGACATGGGCATGTCGGCCCAGTCCGTCGAGCGCGCCATGCCCGAGGCTGTCTCGCGGCGCGAGTCGGACAACATGCGCCAGTACGATCTGCCGCAGGTGGTCGGACTGCTCACCGAGGCCGTGAAGGAACTGGATCGCAAGGCCAGCAAGAGGAAAGGCTAATGGACCCGATCATGCAGGCAATCATGGCGTCCATCACGAGCGGCGGCGCGGGCGGCGCAGAGGCAGCAGGCCCGGCCGCCTCGACGTTCTCGTTCGGGAACATCCTCAAGAACCTCAAGAAAAAGCCCAAGAGCGACGAGCCAGACTTAAGCAGCTTCCTCGGCGCGCCCAAGATCGAGCGCGGCACCATGACCGGGGCCGCGACCCAATACGACCCGCGCCGCATCTATGGCGGCCTTTATAACCTGTACGGCGGCCGGCGCGTGCGCGGCGGCCTCCTCGGAGAGTGACATGGCAGAGACGACAGGATTCCAGCGCTTCATTGGCGGCCTTCTTGGCGAAGACGTTGAGGGCATGACCGAAGAGGAACGCAGACGGCTTACCCGCGAGGGGGCCACCTCGGCCATCCTCGGGATGTTGAGCGGCTCCGGCCTCATCGGCGGCCTTGAGTCCTACGGCGAGCGACGCAAGAAGTCAGCCGCAGAGGGCGAGGCCGCCCGCCGACAGGCCGCCGCCGAGGCGCTGATGCCGCAGGTGGTGGGGCGTCTCTTTGGTGGCCCTGCCGGGCGGCTCGAGAGCCTCCCTGGCGGCGAGGGCGGCGAGCTGTCCTCACGGTACCGCCAAGACCCGCGCGGCGCTATGGCGGCCCTCTACGGCTCCCAGGCGGGGCGCGAACTCGGCCAGATGGCGCCGGATCTTGCCGCGCTCGCCAAAGAGGGCACCCTCGGGAGCATCGTTGGCGGCTCGGTCGTCAATCGACTGACCGGCAAAGTTACGACGCCGGCCAAGGCGCCGGAGCCTAGGACCCTTATCAACGAGATAAGGCTTGGAGATAGAGTAATCGCCTATTTCAGCGACGGGACTAGCCAAGAGTTCAAGGTGGGAATGGAGCCCGGCGCGCGCGCGAGGGGAGGCGGTGGCGGTGCGCCGCAGGCAACCACACCCGGGGCCCTACCGGCTGCCGGCGCTGCGCCCGCCGTTCCCGGCTTCAGCTTCCCGCAGGGCGACTTCCCAAAGCTGACGGAAGGAGAGGAAAAGTCGCGCTTTTACACCACGACGATGGTCAGCTCTTTGCCCGTGATGGCTGAAGTTTTGAGGTCTGGATACAAGCCGACCCAGCGCGACAAGGCCGCCGCAGGGCCGCCATCTGAGGGTGTTTTGGGTGGCCTTTCCAATACACTTGTGCCGCGCAGCTTTGCAACTCCAGAGGGCCGTCGATTCTATACCGAGGGCCGCAAGGTCTTGGCGGCCATTCTGCGCAAAGAATCCGGCGCGGCGATTACCGACGACGAGTGGACCAACTATGGCCCGATGTATCTTCCTTGGCCGGGTGATACAGAAGAAGACATCAAGTTGAAGATGCAGTCCCTTGACCAGCAAATTTTGAACATGGCTATGGGGTCTGGCAAGGCATTCCAATACTTCACGCCTCCGCCGCCTTCAGTAATTAGCCGCGAACCAAATCAAGACGGGATAATCGACCTTCCCTCACCGACTCGTCGGAGATAAAAATGCCGAAGTACAGAATAGATGGAGAGATTTACGAAGCCGCGACGCCAGAAGAGGCGTATCGGCAACACGCTAAAAAAATCTCTCCGGGAATGATCTCGGGCGTGGCCCAGCAGTTCACCCAAGGCATGAGCTTGGGCGGCGCGGACGAATTGCAGGCCGCCATTGAGGCTGCTGCAGGCGGCGACTACCGCGCCTCTCTCGAGAGGCAGCGTCGTGAGCGTGAGGCGTTCCAATCGCAGAACCCCTACATCTCTGCCGCGGCCACCGGGCTAGGCGCCGTGACCCCGGTCGTAATGTCGACGCTCGGTGGCACGCTCGCAGCCCCAGGCCCTGGCACGATTGCGGCCGGCGGCGCGGCTGGTGGTCGCGCCCTGCAGCTCACGATGAACGCGCTCTACGGCGGCGGGGCGCCGGCGCGGAGCGTGCAGACCGTCGGGCAGGCCGTGCGGGAGGGCGCGCGCGTCGGAACCGTCCCCGGCATTTTGGCGGGCGGTCTCACGGCCAACCCGGATGAGCGCACAATGGGCGCGGCTACTGGCGGCCTGTTGGGCGCCGGAATCGGCGGCGCGGTCGGCGGCGGGATGCAGTCTCTTGCCACCCTTTCCGATCTGGCATCTCCCTATCTGAAGCGCGTCACGGAATTTCTTGGCGCTGGCAGAAGCGGCGTGTCGCCGATGGCTCCGCTCACGCCGGAGGCCAGTCCGATGGCGCCCATCACGGCCGCAGAGGCAAAGATCCTCAAAGCGATGGAAACCGGAGGGGTGTCGCCAGATGTCGCCGCCATGCAGCTGGAGCAGTCGCGCCGGCTTGGCGTGCCGCTTGGCCTCGTAGATGTAGGCGGCCAACCCGTGCAACGACTTGCGCGCGGCGTGCGGACACTCCCCGGTGAGGGCAGCGCCATCATACAGGGCGAATTGGAACGACGCGCTGCGGGGCAGCCAGGCCGTGTGGTGCGCATGGTAGAGCGCGCAACTGGCCGGCGAAGCACGGGCAACGCAGAGGCGCGCGCGGACAAGTTAATCACGCAGGCCCGCGCAGAGTCTGCGCCCTTTTATGGCCAGCTTGAAGGGCTGCCGCCGCTCTCTGAGCCGCAACTTCTGTCCCTGTTCGACATCCCTCGCGTGCGCGACATCGTGCGCAGAAGCGAAGCCGCAAGGCGCGGGTGGGGCGGCTCCGTGGACCCGCTGTACGATGACGCCGGTGCTTTGCGGCGACTTCCGACGTTCCGAGATGTTGACCGCATCAAGCAAAACCTCGACGAAATTCTGAAGCCGCAGTTCCAGATGGGGCCGCGCCCGGCGGACTCAGTAACCATAGACACGCGAGAGGAGCGCAACATCGTAGACGCCCTGCGTCGGCAGTTGCTTTCCGCCGCAGATGTTTCCCCTGGTGGGGACATCTACTCAAGCGCACGCGCAAGTTACGCCAGCCCAGCACAGGCGCGGGAAGCATTGGAGGCCGGCGCGCAATTCCCGCAGGCATCCCTGCAGGATGTCATCGCCATGACGCGCACGGCATCGCCTGCGCAGCGCAAGTGGTACCAGCGTGGCGTGACCGAGGCGCTGCGCGAAAACATCGAGGGAATGCCGGACATCGTGTCGCAGCCTAATGTTCTGCGCGCCGTAGCGGGCAGCCCCGCCGCGCGCGCGAAGCTTGAGGCGGCCACGCCGGAAAGGAGGCGGGAGGCCCTACAGGGTCGCATAGCCGCCGAGAGAACCGCAGCGCAGACCAATGCATTCCTGCGAGGCAACTCGCAGACCGCTGAAAAGTTGGCAGAGGCGACAGACACGGCGGTCGATACGATGGCTGATGTCGCTACTAGCGGAGTTCTTCAGAATTTGGTGCGCGGGGTTAAGTCTGCATATGACAGGGTGATTTCTGGCGTGAACGAAAACACGCGCGCCGAGATTGCCAGGCAGTTGACCAACTTCGACAACCCGGCGGCGCAGCGCGATTTTTTGAATCGGCTGGCGCGCCTCAAGGCAAAGGGAGATCTTAGGGCGCAAGATGTGGCCGCTACATCCAGATCTATGGCTGCTGGAACGCAGGCCGCCGGTCCCGGCTTGTTAAGCCCAGAGGATTAAGGCTAAACTCGCCGCACCCCAAAAGGGAGGCGATATATCGTGCCACCTCGTCGTGACCGCCACTCCCGGCTGCAGATCCCGCGTCGGTTCCAGTTGCACGGTCATCAGCTCACCGTGCGCATCATGCCGCGCACCCGGTGGCCACACTCGATGAACACCGTCGGGATGTATGACCCCGCGTGCCACCGCATCGACCTGCGTGGCGATCAGGGCGACACCGAGCTGCAGCAGACCTTCTGCCACGAGTGGGCGCACGCGCTGCTCGACGAGATGAACCATCCCCTGTCACACGACGAGGTGTTCGTGGATAACCTGGCGAGCCTGCTCCATCAGTCCCTGACGACCTTCGACTCTGGAGCCAAGCCGTGCCGCTGACCGCATCGGATCAGGAGTTCATCGCCGCCTGGCGGCGGCTCAAGAAGGCCACGCTCGTCTCCAAGGCGCTCAACATCGGACTGCGCAGCGTCTATAGCCGCCGACGGGCGATGGAGGCGAAGCACGGCATGGCGCTCGAGGCCATGAACCCGATTCGCGGCAAGAGCGACCGCAGCGCAGCCGGACGCCGCGCCAACGCCCTCGCCGCAGAACGCGCCGAGAAGTACGAGGGCGAGATGCACGACACCGTCGCGGACGGCGTGGTGCTGGTCGCGTCGGATTGCCACTACTGGCCCGGCATCGTCACCGTCGCGCATGAGGCCTTCTGCCGTCTCGCCAAGGCGCTCAAGCCCGCCATGATCGTGCTCAACGGCGACATCCTCGACGGCGCGCGCATCTCGCGCCACCCGCGGATCATGTGGGAGCAGCAGCCGCAGCTGAAGGACGAGATCCACGCCGTGCAGGATCGGTGCGCCGAGATCGAGCGAGCGGCAGGCAAGGCCAAGCTCATTCGGACCATCGGAAACCATGACGCTCGTTATGAGAACATGCTCTCAAGCCGCGTCGCTGAAGTCGAGGGCATGCCGGGCTCGACGCTGCTCGACTTCCTGCCCAAGTGGCGCGCCGGCTGGGCGCTGCACCTCAACGCCAAGACCGACGGCTGGGTCTGCATCCGGCACCGCCCGGTCGGCGGCGGCCTGCACGCGGCCATAAACTCGACCCTCAAGGCCGGCGTGAGCTACGTCCACGGCCATCTCCACCAGTTGAAGGTGACCCCGTGGGCCGACTACCGCGGCCGTAGATACGGCGTAGACACCGGCACGATGGCCGACGTCGGCGGCCCGCAGTTCACCTACGTCGAGGCGGGCCCGCTCAACTGGGCGTCGGGCTTCGCGGTGCTCACGTTCCGCGAGGGTCGGCTCCTGCCGCCCGAGATCGTGGTGGTCGATGGAGGGGAGGCGTGGTTCCGGGGAGAGGCGGTCTAGCGCTTTCTCGGGTCCACGCCGGCCAGCATCGAGGCGTACCAGAGCATCTTCTTGGCGTCCTGCTCCACGGAATCCTTCAGCCCGAGCCGCCAGTTGTACTTGGCCACCTGGCCGCGCAGGTATCCGCGAAACTCCGCCGGCGAGAGCTGCGCCTCGATGGCGTCGATGCACTCGATCTCGCCGGCCTTGTAGTGGGCCGGGTTAATGGGGTCGCTCATGTCATCACCTCCACAAGAAGCGCGCAGAACAGCAGGATGCCGATCGCCGCGATGATCGCGTCGCGCAGCAGGCGGAAGAAGGCGTCAAAGTCAGGCGGTTTTTCCATTGCTCCCCCTCGCACGGATTGCGTTAACGATTTCCTGCGCGTTGTTGTCCGACACGCAAAGCCCGTAAACAATCGGGCAAATTGCCTCCCGCTCGGCCTCTGCGACGAGGGCGGCGAAGCGTTCAGTTTTCTGCCAAGCATCTTCGCTTGCCAATCCCATCGCGTAGTCCGGGAATCCCGCCTCCCGCGCCATCCTGATAATGTCCTCGCGTGTCATTTGTCCTCCTTCGTGAGGCCGTGGAACCGCTCGAACTCGCGGCAGGCTTCGATGTAGGCGTCCCAGACCCGCCGATTATCGGTTGCATCCGTCGCAGGCTCCCGCTTGGCGTCCGGCTCCGCGAGCGCGGCGTCGAGGGCGGCGAGGGTGCGACGGTCAAGACACTCGCACGATTGTTCGCAATCCAAAATCCGATTCAACGCATCCCGCGCTTGCTCGGCGGCGCGGCGCAGGGTGATGTTGTCGCTCACGGCTTCACCTCCTCGTTGCAGAAAACTGCGGTGAATCGTTCGCGCTGCGCAGCCCTCGCCGCAGCCCACGCCGCAGCCCTCGCCGCATCCGCCGCATCCCACGCCGCATCCGCCGCCGCAGCCCACGCCGCAGCCCTCGCCGCAGCCCTCGCCGCATCCGCCGCATCCCACGCCGCATCCCACGCCGCATCCGCCGCCGCAGCCCTCGCCGCATCCGCCGCATCCGCCGCAGCCCTCGCCGCAGCCCACGCCGCAGCCCACGCCGCATCCCTCGCCGCAGCGAGTTCTGCATCGGTTGCGTCACCGTTGGCGTGGCGTTCCGCAACATCCAGCGCGGCGATGCTGCGCGGGTCGGTCATCACGTGTTGCACCTGCCTCGCACACCAGACCGCGAACAATCGCGCCTCGCGGTCGCAGTTCGGCACGGCACGGAGACACCAGAGCGCATCGTCGAGGCCGTTGCTGTCAAGGATGACGCGCAGCGGCAGCGGTTCGTCGTCCGCTTGGGTTTTGTTCAGATGCCGCAGCAGTTTTGACCACCCATCAGCGCAAGGGCTGTGCTCGCGGATCGCGTTTAGCGTCGTTTTCACGGCTTCACCTCCCGCGCCCGCAGCATGGCGTCGGCAAGCGCATACGCAATTTCCGCGATGCCCTCAACTTGCCCCACGGAAATCTCGTCATTTACCGACGAGGTAACCCCCGCCAACGCCGCCATCGCGAACTCGTCGCGCAGCCGTTCCTTTTTCCCTCGCTCAACGTAGACTTCCATCAGCTTTTCGATGGTCACGGCTTTACCTCCTGCTTAGGTCCAGAACACTCGCCCTTAAACATCGCGTGACACCGCCCGCCGCCGTCGAGGCAGTTCGGGTACGCGCAGCCGGCACGCTGCCCGCGCAGCCGCTCGAGTTCGGCGCCGTACTCGGCGCACCGCTCCATCAGTTCCTTGCACTTCGCCCGGTACTCTGATTCCGAGTGCGCGCGCGCGAGCCAATCCTTGTCCCAGTCGTCGAGCTCGATGGTCATTCCCGGTCCTCCGCGCT